CATCCAGTAGCGAGAAGCTCGATCCGTGTTGGGAATCCTGTTCCTTCCAACGCATCTGCTCGCTCTATCATTCCGGCGCGTTCCATCCATCTCAGTGCACTGAATCTTGGCTTAATACCTCTAACGTCAACAAGACGTCTCCAGATATCCTGACATGTCATGTAGAAACGATAGTTCCTACCCATGTCTGCCATTGCTAGCCCCTTCGCAGAAGCGGCTAGACGTGTCCAGTCCTGATCTCTTTCTGGGAAAAACAAATGTCTTAGCATATCCTCCTCAGTCCTGTAGGCTAACCCACAGTTGTTTAGATATCCAAGCACTGTCATTCCACTTAGTCTTTTGCCAATTTTTGATTTTTTTACATTTAACGCAGCATTAAAGTAGTATTTAGCGGCATCAGCTAGTTGAACTAGAAAATGTGGTCCGTAAATCTCAAATGTACGCTCGAAAAAAGTAACGAGTGAATCGTCCCCTTGAATTCGAATCCAAAAACGGTCAGAATTAATGTTGATTCCAAGTGCTGATAAGCACGTTAAAATCATGATCATATTACAGAATGAATCCATCAGCTGTGTTTGCTGATATCCTGATCCAAATCCGTTGTATGTCCATTGATATAATCGACCATCTGGTAACAAAATTGGTGTAAAGAAAATACAATAGCACATCCACTTCCACAATCTCTCTATGTGAAAAGGATCTTTCGGTCTGCCATTTGGATAAAAAGAGGTTGGTGCATATCGCTCAAAACTAAAATAACTCCTCCATATACTATGAACTGTACTCATTAACTCAAAAAGCAATCTTTTATCAAATTGTCTCCAGTCAACAGTCAACACTGTATTCGGTGTTCCTCCAGTCTCGATCTCTCGCATCAGCTTCTTCCATCCACCCTTCATAATCTCACGACCCCAGAGCATTCGTCCTTCGTCTCCATTCAAGTAACATCGTTGCATCTGCCAGATGAAACAATTCTCATCTTGAAGTAAGAGTTTCGGTGGCCCAAATACGGCTCTAATCTTGTCCGGCTCGTCACTGCTTACAACGTGTGAACGTGCATGCAAAGTGCTCCAGTAGTATGGAATTGGTGTTCCATCCTCTGTCCAGAAATTTCTAGATCCATATTTTATCTCATGTATGAGGCTCCGATTGTAGACAAACATCTCATTATATAGGTTGTGAAAGTTAGGTGTATCATCACGAATAATTCCCACGGCTTGTTTGTATCTCAGCCATTCTCGAACACGAAAATACTTCGAAACCTTTCCTTTAAAATAACTCCATGCTGGATCTGCCCAGTCGTAGGTTGTTTGGAATGGTACGAATTTGAAATCATTCAGGTTCCAAGGTGCTTCAGCGCTAACTGGTAATGTCCAAGGGTAATACCTCAAATCTGGGTAAGCCACTGGATATAATACCTCCGTTGGTTTGAAACTATCCTTTGTCATCTGAACTGCTTTCGTAAAGTGTTCATCCTTAGGAATTGGATGCCATGGTTGCTCTGTCTTAAAAAAGTCACTAATTACAGCCTCGTCTGAAAAATCTGATCGTCGGTTAGTCAAAACTTGTTTGATCTCATCCTCTGAAAAGAACTTCGATGTTGAGCTAATAACAATATGATCTCGGTGTTCAATCACTGAGTCAGGTAACTTAAATTCAAAACGCCACGGAATAATCCATTTCGCAATTTTCTTAATAAACTTAATATTCATTTTGCGTGATTCTCTTAATCACTAGTAGCGGTTTTCGTTGAATAAATCATAAAG